ATATTAATTTTTCTTGCTTCTTCTATAAGAGGCTTAACTATTGTCTCTTCTAAATCAGATATTTTGTCCCCAATAATACCTGAAGAATTTACCTCTCTTAGATAAGGGTCCATAGCATCGGCTATTGTGTAGCCCTTATTGCGCAACTCATCCATCATTGCGCCAACAGGTTGAAAAGAATCTTGATATTTTTGCACTATCCTTTGTGCAGCCTCCGCCCTTGTTCTACCAAAGAGTAATTTTTCAGGAATAATTTTTAATCCTTTGGCTAATAAACCAGTTAAATTATCATATCTAATATTTAACTGGGCTTGTGCAATATCACGATCATTTTGCTGTGCCTGTCTTTGCCTTTCACTAGATGGCGTTGCCCTTATTCTTGAGCGTCTAGTCTCAGGTGTTCCGGTAAACCCTCCTCTAACTCCGCTGTCATCTCCGGTATTCCTTCCGGATACATAAGGTTTAGATAGTTCTGTCTCGTAACTGGCATCCCTACTGAATTGAGATATTGTATCAGAGGGTCTTGCCCAACTTGGTTCCGTAAATCCATCTGGGGTAGCATTTATTATCTCCTGTCTTGTTTGATCTAAAGTTAATCCACCGTCAATATATGAGTCCCAAATTCCATTTATCTTATCAACATTTTGTTTTTGATTTTTAAATGTATCTGGAAATAATCCTCTTATTGGCTCCCATGTTATTGATTGCATTTGTCGTGGCAAAATACCTCTTTGCTCTGCAGCTCTAGCATATGCATCAGCTATCAACCCATACATACCTCTGGAGCCTGTAATAGAAGAGTTAGGTATTACACCATAGATTTTTGATCTACCTTTTTTTGAATAAACACCAAAGTTATGATCAACTTCTACTGACTTGGCACTTAAAGGTTTTAAAAATGCCACAGCTACTGCATGTGTATCTATTGTAGAGTGTCCATCTGGTGACATAGGCGAAACCATATTATTATAAAAACTTCTAACTTTATGTCTATCTCCTAATAATATTGATATTTGCTGTAAAGATTGTCCCCCTTTTAAATCTAGCGCCTCTACTGCTGAGGAAATTTCCTTATTTGAACCCCAGCCTGTTAATTTCTTTGTTCCATCTGTTTTTCTTGCATAATCTAAAAACTGACCCTCGGGTGTTATTATTCTATGACCTCTATCATTATATGTTTCATCAAATATTCTAATCCACATTGCTTTATGTAAAGAATGATTTAAATTATCTAAACTTGTAGAATTTCTATTTGGATTACTAATATAATCTAATGCTTCTTTATATTGAGGTTTACCAAAGATACGTTGTGCAGTTACCATCATCTCTGGAGTAAATTCTTTATCACCATGATTTCTACTTATATCTAATACACGTTCCGCTAAGGAAACATTCATGTACCAATCTTTCTGTGGTGATTGCGCAGCAATAACAGCAGAGACAATTTCTGGGCTATAATTATATGTTTTTGAAAATCTATCTACAATATCTCTGGCACCATCATACCATAAAGCAGATCTCTCTCTAAATTCCACAGGATAAGAATCATGAACAAATAAAATATTATCTGTCATAGCCTGTATATGATCTTCTATTATTTCTTCGTTTGAAAAGTTTACGTAAAGTTTTGAGTTACCTGATAAATTATATCCTTTAATTAAATTAGCTGCCTGTTCAGATAATCTAGAATCATTTTTAATTATATCACTATTTATAAATAATAGATTAGTAGACGGATCTGCTTCTCTTTCTTTAGCTGTAGGAAATCTTGTGCTAACTGTATGTTCTTGTCCCACAACTCTTATTCTAGATTTCATGGTTCTTTTTGCATCAACACCACGTTTCTGATTTATGCCATCTTTATATGCCTGATCATACTTCTTAGCTTGATAAGTCTCTGGAATCCTTAACTCGTAGAACATAGCCGCCATAGTTCCACGGAAAGGGTCATTGATCCAATAACCTGTGGCACCAGACTCTTTAATCATTCTTTCTTTGGCAGTAGTTATATAATTAACACGACCAGTTGGGTCTTTAATATCAGGTCTATTTTTATCTAATTCTGCATTTGCTGCATCGTTAAATTTTTCTGGGTCTGCTTCCCAATCATACATACCTTCATACGGTACATCCACTTCGTATATATTATCTCCTAAGTTTTGTTCCGGATTATATCCGTTAGGATCAGATATATTTACAGCAAAATAGCTTCTGGCAGGATATCCCTCAAAAGTTCTTCTCCTCTCTTCTCCCCGCATAAATAAATTAGACATTTGTTCTTCTGGGTCTATGCTTTGCAGGCCCTCAATAGGAGAGAAGTGTGTTAGCTTGACTGTCCTTTGCGGAGATAACTCAGGTTCCCTCCTTTCTTTTGTCGGTTCAATCGTGCTTCGTATAACGCTCCGTCTTCCGTCTCTTCTTGCATCTCTTCCTCGGTCAGTTGCATCATCTCTTGTTTCACTAAATCGTTCATCTTCTTGAATTGCTCTTTCATCTACTGCTCCTTCTATATTATTAGCTAATCCCTCAGTTTGCACAAAATCAGATAGTAAAGTTATTTTTTGATCTGCGTATATAGTATCTTCTGCTTTATTTGTGCTGTTTCTGTTCAAATCTCCTACTTTGTCACTATAATTTACCCAAGAGTTTTGCCCTCTTGTTTCGGTAGTCATGGCTCTAGCGGCTAACGGGGTGTACATACGGCTATGTGCCTGCCATGCATTTTCTTCACCTCTAGCTGTAAATGTTGCACCTTCTAGCGCATGACCAAAGTAATCGTGAACTATTCTAAATAAATCATTGTAACGAGCATCACGACCATCAATTATCTCACCAGTTGTCTGTAGTAATGGGTTCTCTGCTATATCTTGGTCCGTTATAGCATCACTGCCGTAGCCATCGTCTGTAGCAAACACCCACATATGATTATTATTAATATCTTGTAGTAAATCTTTAGATCCTTTTGGATATGGATTTGCTTGATCTGGCTTAATAAATTCTATTTGTATTCCTGTATCTTTTATAAATAACCATTGATTAAATGTTTCATCAGCTAATGCCTTGTACGCTTGTATAACCTCTGGGTTAGCAGGATCATGCTTTGCTTCGTCATAGTCTTTAGCTATTCTTCTAGCTAACTCTTCATTTACTTGCACATACCTATCAGGCCGTGTATTAGGCATACCTATCGATTGTAAATATCTAGACTTAACAACATGCGCTATAGGTAAGGGTCCTATAGAACCTCTGTGTAAATCTGGTAATCTATCAATAATTATACGTGATCTACGTGGCTCAGTAACAGTTTCAGGGTCATCCGGCTTTCTATCTCTTCTGCCTATCTGCTTTTCTATCTCTGTTGTGCCTATGTTTTCAAATATCTGATCTGCTTCTGTAAAACCCTGATCTGCATGCGAACCAAATATAGATTTAAAAAATGCAACAATTCTGTCAAATAGACTCTTAGGTTTACCGCCAAGTTTAAGTTTGTTGTCAGTATAATCTCTATACATTTCTGCAATAGCTTCTTCAATTATCTGATCCTCTGGCATACCGGTCCGCATATAAGCATGACTAGCTCTTTCATAATAAGTGTAACTTCTAGTAGTATCCTTGCCCTTTGATCTCTTAACATACTTTCTAGTCATAGCAGCTCTTGTAAGTATGTCGTATTCTTGTTCTGTAAATACATTTAGACTTTTCAATGCATGAATAACTTCATGATTCATGACACTGGCTAACTTAGCTTCTAATTCAGCATCAGTCATATTAGGATCGTATATTTCCATAGCCAACGCTATGATGCGTTTACCGTCAGGTGATACCTCTTGTATGCCCTCGGTAATGCCTATATCCTGTCCTCTAGCTAAATCTTCTGTAAGCTGAACCTGATCTAGTAAAGTTTTACCCTCTAATCTAACATCAGTAAGACCTATCCTATTAAGCTCTGCTCTAAGAGCATCAAGCACACGCTTTTGCTTTAATACATATTCTGGAGTTTCTTTTGTTTTAGGGGCTTGATCAAAGACCTTTTTGGGTGCAAGTGATGGTGCTATTCTTCTTGCTTGTATTGTTTGTTGACCTTCTACAGCTTGATTTGCTTTATTTTCTAAATTAAAAGCCTCTAACTGCACATCACTATATCGTCTTTGTAATATATCTAACTGTTGATTTAAAGTTTCGAAGTTTACAGGGTCATTTACAAGTTGCTCTTGTTGTTTTCTTAATTTATTTTCTGCATCTCTAATTTGCCTTGCTCTTTCTGATAAAGCACTGGCTTGATCCATAAAATCTAAATTAATATCTACCTGACTCCTAGGTGAATATTTGCCTTTTCCATCATATTGTAATACACCAGAGCCTAACATTTGTGCCAAAGCTCCATCGGCAACATCATCTGGCATTTTTTCTTTAAATAATTTTTGATATACTCTTTTTGCCGCAGCTTTATTAATTACTTTTTGTTTCAATAAATTTTCTTGAAACCTTACTATCCTATCTCTTGTTTCTTGTGCATCAAGTTCTGCTTCTTCTTCAACAACTATATTATCTTCTATTGGTGGTATTTTATTAAGAGTAGGTTTTTGTAAAGTTTTTTCTCTTAAAGATGCTTCAGGTCCAACAACCTCTTCTAATTCCTGCATTGTCACTGGATCATCTACAGGTATACCTTTTTTAAGTTCTATTCTTTGTTTACGTATTTTAAATGCTTCATCGTCTGGCAAACTCTCTAATTTCACAGAATTATATGGAGTTCTAGCCTCTCTTGCAGCCTGCAATGTGTCTTCAGTATTTTTTCTTTTTTGATTTTCTTGGGCATCAACTGCTGACTGATTATCTATATCAGTAACAGGATCACCAGATGGAAGAATAATAGGAGCATCAGGTGCAGGCAAACCAAGGCCCGGACCTTCTATTAGTTTTACTTGTTTATCTTCTTGAGTTTTAAGATAATCTTTGGCATTTTGTGCCATACTAGCGTTTTCTCTAGCAGCTTCATCCGCATCATCATCTAATTCTTGTTGTTTTTTATCTAGTTGCTTAAGTTTTCTTCCTCTTATACTGTCTAGTATAAGGCTTAAAGCAGCACCAGCACCTCCGCCATACACAGCGTCATCGTATGCACTTTGCCCAACCTGCACATCTGGGTTATAAATACCCTGTTCAATCAAATCTTGAGCTATACCAGCAAGTAATTCTTGTGTTCCCTCAGCAACACCAGCAGTCAATCCTCTTCTTATTTTGCCACCTATCGTTTTAATGGCAGCATCTCTATCTTTTTTACTAACTTTCTTTAATATTTTTAATCCAGCACCTAAACTTCTGCTTAAAGCAGCAAAAGGTATAGCCTCTGATGTACCAACTAAACCGCTTAATAAAACAGCATCGGCTTTTTGTGAGCCATCTATAACACCACCACGCTCCAAAAAGTTGGCTATTCTATTCATTTGATCTTGTGATTGCACTGCAGCACCCTGTGTTGCCGCTGTACCAAATCCTAAACCTGCGACAGTTTTAGCTCCAGCACCTAGCAAAGACGCACCTTTTGCAACTGCTGTGCCGGGTATAAAAAATGATGCCAAAGAACCAAATGCTTGACCTGATTTACTGTAAGCACTGTCATTAAGATCAAAAGTATCTGCTATAGCTCTGCTTGCGCCTCTAGAAAAATCTTGTGCGGCTCTTCCTATATCGCTTTCACCGGGCGCAACATCAAAGCCTAGTTTTTCACCCACAGATTCGCCTAATGAAGCTATACCACCGGGTACTTGTGCTAAAGATTGAAAAAATCCTCCTGCTATACCTTTTGGTACATCAATAAGGCTACCTTCTTCTTCTTCTGTTTCTGGAGCTTCTAGTAAAACACCATCTTCTCTAGCAATATAGTTTTGTATAAATTGATCTTCTGCAGCAGTAGGTCTATTACCAGCTATTAATATAGGATATGTTTTACCAGTAAGATTACTTTTTACATTAATTGTACCCATTTATGCGCCTTTAAGATGACATGGCTGTTGCAACAGGTAGATTTACACCATAATCCTCTTTTAGAAGATTCATTAAATATCTTTCTTGTGCCGCTAATTGATTCCTAGTTTTATCGTCAATTTCTGATTGAATGTAAGCCAAGTCACCGGGCTTACCATAAAGCTGCTCTCTAGTTTTATTAAGATTGCTCATGATATCACTTGCAGTTAACTTGCCTTTCTTTCTGCCAGAAGCAATTTTTGCTCTAGCATTTATTAAATCAATAAGACCTTCTTGATATCTTTTGTTAGCATCTCTATAGGCTTCTAAGCCGGTAGAAGCGCCTTCACCCACTGCTTGACCCAAAGTTGGTGCATCTGATGCTAAAATACCAAAACCTGCCTGCGCAATAGCTAAAGCTCTATCTAAGGCTCTTTCTTTCTGTAAACCCTTTTGTAAGTTTAAAATATCTTGTTCTACAGAATCAGATACCAAAGGTATTATATCAGGCTCTATAGTATAATTAGATGTGTTACCGGTAACTCCTGTATTCTGTGCAGGAACATCTTTTGATATATTCTCAACATCAGTATTTTCATTTATTTTTGCTTTATCTTTTTCTTCCATCTGTTTGATTATATCATCTGCAGATTTACCAGTACCAGCAAAACCATTTGACGCTCTAATAACACCGCCCTCAGCCATAGATTGTGGTTCTGGAATACCAAAAGCTCTTCTTGCATATTGACCAAAACCAAGCCCTCCAGTTTCAAGTCTGGTTCTCATTGTTCCTAATCTTTGCTGTGGAGGCGCTCCGAATCTATTCATAGGCACTCTTGGACCACCCTTGCCACCAATGCCAAAAGGTGGTCTAGGCATAGGAAAAGGCCTTGCAGGTAATGTAGTAGCTATTGGTGTCAAAGGGCGAGGTTGAATATTTGGTTGTTGTGCAGGTTGAGTTGCAGGTGTATTTTGTCTATCCTGCAATATTTTTGCATTTTGCTCCGTGGCTGCTTGTATATTTTGTAAAGCCTCGGCATTTTGACTTACACTATCGGCTATACCCTCTATAAGACCACCCTCAGCATATCTTTCTACTTCACCACCCATCTTCATAGTTTTTGGCATCATAGAACCTATGCCACCTGACTCAATACTTGCAGGAGCCATTGCTTCGGACATGCCCATCATACCTGACTGAGGAACACCAGCCGCAGCAACAACTTCTTCGGCAACGGTTGGTTTTTGCTGTGCTTGTCTTGCAGCAAACTCTCCTTTTACTCTTTTACGTCTATTTAACTCCGACAATACAAGAAACTGAGGCGCAGAGCCACTTGGCTGCTGCATTTCTTTTATTAACTGATCTTCAGAAAAGTTTTTTAAATCATCTTGTATTTGTAAAACGTTCATCATCCGCCTGTTAATCCTCTGTATAATCCTAATCCAGCTATTCCCGTGCCTAATAAATCTTGTATAGGATTGTATTGTTGAAATTTAGTGGTCTCTGTAGATGGCTGCACTGGAACACCACGCAAAATAGATGATAAGAATGTTAAATCTTCTCTTGGCATATCTCTTTGCCTTACAAAATCCTCATAAGCCAAGTCTAATCCTGCTTGCTCTCTTGCTTGTCTGTCTTTAGCAATCTTTTCTAACAACTGTGCAGACTCAATATCACCGGCTCTTGCTTTTTCACCTAATGCTGCAAGTTGAGCTGATTGCCCAGACAAACTCTCTGCCGCAGATAAGCCTTGTCGCTCTGCCGCTAACCTTGCTTCTCTGTCTCTTTGAAACTGTTGCTGCGCTTGTTCAAATGCTTTTTGTTGACCAACCGCTTGTATTTCACCTAACTGTCTTTGCAGACCCTCTCCTGCAAGCGCCTGTGCTACAGCCTGTCTAGAGCCGCCAAATGCACCAGCCTGTACAGCGTCAGCATCTCTTCCTGCTTGTTGCCTGTTAAAATCTAATACAGCCTGTCTTTTCTGTACATCTAATACATTTTGTAAATATGGTGACATATATTGTTGAGCCTGCTCAGACCCAAAGTCCTGTGATTTAAAACCAAGCCCCTCTAAAGCTCTTCCCATACCTGCTGTTGTACCCGCTGTTGCTTTACCTAGACCCGGTATACCACCCTCTGCTACAGCTCTGGCTATTTCTCTTGATCTTTGTGTATCTAAGTTCTCATCTGCTAGTCTTTGGCCTTGATATGGTGTGTATTCTCTCTTAGACTCAGCCTCAGCCCGTTTAATCATGTCTATAGCATATGGCTCAAAATATTTAGGTAATGAGCTTTGTACTATATTTTGTTCTGTTGGTTGCGCTGGCGCTCTTGATCCACCTTTACCCATTATTTATCTCCATTCTATAAGCTATATATTCAGGTTCCCAATTATATTTTTTTAATACTTTCATCCATGCTTTTCTTCCATAGCCTTCCAAATGATTACACTCACAGTCTTTTGCAAAGCTAGACAATCTTTCCATAGCTATAGGCAACCATTCCATCATACGTTTGCCACCTATCCAATCCATAGCCATAGCTTTCCTGTTAGGATATTCTATTATTCTTGTTGTAATTGCTGCTATCACTCTCTCATCTTTCTTATCATCTATAATCAACCAAAGATTATAGTATCCTTCGTGTATGTGCCTATAAATATCATCGATGTGATATTTACCAGCACTAGTCTGGATTGCCTTGTTTAATAAACCACTAACATCACCCCAAACTATATCTATTGCCTCACGAGGCACTGCTGTGCATATCATGCAGGCAACATCATCTCATCAGGTATAGCAGGTGGCTGTGCTTTGCCACCAGTTCGCAATTCTCTAACTCTATCCATCATATCTTCTAGTTTATTAGCACCTGCATCTGAGGAGCCGTTTCCGAGGCCACTAACAACGTCAGCAGGCACAACAAACTCGCCATCAGAAAGTAATACATCTTGATCTCCTTCCATAGAGGCAGGTATCATATCAGCCATGCCATCTCCTGCACCGCTAACCATACCATCGCCCTCGCTAGGAATAGCTGGTATTTCACCAGATTCAACTCTGTTAATTAAATCTTGTAACGCTTCTTGACCAAACTGAGCTACAAATTGTGCTAATATTACACTTTGTCTGTCAGTGTCTATTATTTCACCTTGCAAAACGTCAATAGTGCTACTAATTAATTCTTTATCATTCATTCCTTGGTCTGTCATGCCACCAATACCTGCATCCATAGCCATGTCCATGGCATCTACTTCACCACCTTCTGCAAAGTTTCTTGGTATCATGTAGTTAAATTCACCCATTTTACCAGCATCATATCCAAATTCTGGAAATATTGACGTATTTTCAATAGGCATGCCCCTTGGCATTTCTTTTTCTTCTTCTTTTTTTGGTCTAAACTCAGGCATTGGAGCCATAGCCGCACCTAACCCAGCTCCCAGAGCCTCTGGTCTTGTTAATGCTTCTGTAAATGGAACACTTGTCAACCCTGTACCTGCTCCCGGACCTGCAGCAGCCATTTTTGCTGCTATATTTGGATTTAAAGCAGGTGTTACACCCGGAGCTGTAGGGCCTAATGCACCCGAAGTTCCCGGTAAATTTCCTGCACCAGCACCACCTAACTTGCCACCAATAAAACTGCCTAATCCACCTAAAGCCGCAGCTTGTAAAGCATCTTGTTGATTACCGCCCTCTAATAATTTTCCTATGCCACCACCTAAAGCGCTTGTGATCATAGGATTCATTGCTAAAAAAGAAGCTGGTCCTAAAACGCTAGTTGCAATGGCTGGTGCTGCTAAACTAAGTATTGCTGATAACATATTACGCTCCTAGTGCTTTCATTCTTTTAATTAAACGCTCTGCTCTGTTAGGTACTTGTGTTCTCCATTTCGAGTCATACATCTGATTTGCGCTCTCAGTAAAGTCCATAATTGATATACTTGATCTAAGTTTACTAAATTTACTTAGTCTTGTGTACCCCAAATTGTACATCATATTACATAAAATTAATTGCGCCTCTTCTGGCAGTTCATCAAAATTACTAAATAAATTTTTACAATCTTTTATAGTTCCTTGTATATCGTTGTCAAAACAGCTATTTACACGCTCCTCGCTAACAGGCGTTCCTACAGGTTGTCCATGTTCTGGATCAGAATCAAGCACCAAATGGCCAATCCCAAAAGTAGGCAGGTTAAGGTGATCCAAGTAAATTGCATGTACTTTTCCTTCATCGGCTTCTAATTCTTGTCTTAATTTATCAATGTCCATAACTACCTCCAAAACTTTACGTAAAGTTTTACTTTTTGTGCGCTTTCCTTATGCTTTCTTTGCCTCTTTTAAATATACTGGCAACTTTATTCTTTCCCATTACCTTTGCTCTTTGCTCTCCAACTGTAAGGATTTGTATTTTTCTCGCAAAAGGCTTACTAACTCTCTTAACTTTTGCAACCGTAGCTCTTGCGTCTGCTTCTGTGGCAAATTTGATACCGACTGTATCTTTTGGGTTCTCATCTGTGTATAAGCGCCTGCCAGAACCTTTTGGTTTTTTTCCTGTTCCAACTTTAGGATCTCTTTTTTTTGCCATCTTTCTTAGCCTTACTAGGTAATAACCCTTTATTTACTGCTCTTGCTCTTTCACTAAATCCTAGCTTTTGTTTCTTTGCTAATTTTCTTCTAATTGTGTGAAGTTTAGCTACCATTTTATTTCTTTCTTTGTGTTTTTTTGGCTTGTGCAAAGTTTTTTGCAGTAGGTGCG